TTAAAAAGGTGTCTTTATTTTTTCAATTTCTATCCTGAGTTCCTCGGTCGTTCTGTGACCATATACGCCATTTGTTACATCATTACCGAATGAATGACCAAGCATTCGCTTTCTGTCATTGTCGTTTACTTTATAACGTTCACAAAGATATGAAAATGTATGCCTGCAATCATGAGGAGTATGTTTTTCTCCTGTTACTGCAGTTGGTATTTTTAGAGCAGTTAAAGTATTATACATATTATTACGGAAAGTAGCAGTCGTGCAGCCAAGTAGATCCTTACCATTGCATCTGGATTTCACCATGTTATAAATTGCTGAATGGATTGGTACAATTCGATCTTTTCCAGCCTGTGTTTTTACTCCGCCTTTAAAATATTTCTTTGGTAGATTTACTTCCATATCATTAAAGGCGGCAATCCTGAATCCGCTGTAGCACATAATTAATAGCATTTGTACAGTAAGATTATCTTTATTATTCCAAAGTATTTTTAATTCTTCATCAGTAAATGGCATTCCTCTTTCGTCATCGTCCAATACAGGGATAAAAAGTGCAGAAGAGTAGTCTTTATCCACTATATCATATTTAATCGCATATTCGTACATCTGATGCATTAGAGACACTATTAATTCTTGTGATGAATGCTTTAACTCACAATTATTAAGGATGTCTTGTAAATCTTTATATTTAATCTGACCAAATTGTATGTCATGAATGGAAGAGGAGTTTTTAAAAGCTGCCTGGGTAGAATACATGGAGGAGGTTTTTTTCTTTCCTTCACGCAGTTCGTTCCGGTACTTCTCTTTATAGAAATCCTCATATACTTCTTTAAAGGTTGGAGTACGGTCAATATAAACGCCATTCTGTATTTTGATTTTTCCTTCGTTCTCCAGCTTTCGTGCTGCCAGAATTTCATAACCTTCATCCCATGTCTCAACGTAGGCGAGAGCTTTCGGTGTGACAGGTCCTTTTGAGGTGTATTCAGTTACTGGTGGGTATACGCCATACGGCTTATAGCGTCCTTTGCCGAGATATTTTATAGATCCGAATCCGTTCGGAAGCTTCTGGTGTTTCTTTCTTCGTGCCATATGTACCATCCTTTCTGATTTTGGGTATAAAAATAACAGCCAGCAGAGAACAGGTGTTCTGCTTGCATTTGGCTGCTCCGAATGATACAATACATTTTGTGAGAACTTCTGTATCATTCAGAAGGATTGCCCTTGGTATTACGGTACTAGGGGCAATTTTATATTTAAAAATCTAATTTACTTCCTTTGGATCTATTACATCTCCAGCATAGTGTTTGCAAATTTTCAACAGATGTGATACCACCTTTTGAAATCGGAATAATATGATCGACTTCAAGTAATAGGTTTGGTTCATTTTTTTGTGAAGCACCACATTTCTGACAGGTGTATCCATCACGTTCCAAAATACTTTTTCTTAATTTACTTGTCATTAAAGCTCTTTGTCCAGCAGCACTTTTTTTGAATTTTACTAATTCTGACAGATAAACCACAAACCGGTTTAAATTATCAAGGTTGAAAACGACATCACATTGTGTTGCTGCATTACCACCAGAACTTGTGTATTTGAATATGTACTTTGGAAAATAAATTGTACTTAAATCAATAGGTTCAAAACCGAGTTTTTTCTCTAAATTTTTTTTGTCAAATGTTTTAATTAAAAATGGGATTTCGGAACTGATTCCATTGATAATGTTGTTTTTTTCATTTACCAATAAGTTTTTACCATTTTCAGCAGCTTCAAAATTATTCAGCATATTTTCAAATTGTTCAAGGTTTTCCTCGGTGCTCTTAATATTAAAATATTTGCATACATATTTAAAGGGTTGCTTTCGAGCTGAATCGCAAACGCTTCTTGAACAGTTACAAATATTTGGTGCAAACACCTGTTTTTTCAATTCCGGACGCTTGTAATTGTAATTACTTGCATCTTGATAAGATGCTTTTCCATAATCTAGCTGATCTATTCCTATGTGGGTTCTTTTTAACTCATAAATATGATCATTAAGGTCATTGCAGTCTTTTGTATATTTTTCAATTTTGTTTTTCAATTCAATAAATGAATTGCTTCTATAGTATATTAATTTATACAAAAACCAAGCTAAGATTAATAAGATAATAATGACTAATAATGGCATAACAAAAATCCTCCTATTTTTCAAAATGTTTTTAAGCGAAGCTCTATAAGAGCCTGTTCGTATCCAAGCAACCTGGAAAGCTGCTCGGTAGTAGTTCGTTGGTTCTCAAAAATGATTTCATCCGGGATCAGAAGCTCTGCTGCAAATGTGTTTGCTTCAATTTCTAATTTTGACGTGAGCATGAGAGTTTTATTCCGGATAAAATAACAATTTTCTTTTCGATGCATGATAGCATGTCCAAGCTCATGAGCCATGACAAGGCGCATCTCATTTTCTTCCAAATCCTCATTCAGAAAGATGCATTTGTGGTTCTTAAGAAACATGTAGCATCCGGCTTGACTTCCAAGCTCGCCGATCTGGACTTCTACATTCAGACACTCTGCAAGCTTGTATGGATTTCTCGTATTGAATTTTTTTACGTAATAATTTACTAACTGCTTTATGTCTTTTCTCAATTATGTAGCACCTACTTTTTATTCTTATTAGGATTGTACTTCTCTTTATTAATAGGTTTTAATCTGCGCATCATTAACTCGATTTGACCGAGTAATAATTCGGCATCTTCGGTAGACACTGGATCCCCATCATAAGAAAGAGGACCATCTGTACCATTCATTAGTTTGTTCCTGATGTTTTCCATATCTTTAGCGATATCACGGTTATCTTTATCAGATAAAACGTTTTCATCTGTTCCAGTCATTAGGTAATCAACTGACACTTCAAAATAAGAAGAAAGCTTTTGTAATATTTCCATGCTTGGAGAACTAGATTTCCATTTTGAAGATGCACCATTGCTTATCCCAATTTCTTTTTCCATTTTTCCCTGGGAAACACCTTTTTTTTTGCAGAGCATTTTCACTCGGTCTAAAAGTGTCATAATAAGCCTCCTAAAATTTACAGAAAAATTTCAGTAAGCCTATTGACAAACAGAAAACTTTCGGTATAATAATACTTGTAACACAGAAAACTTTCAGTAAATCAAAAGGCTAAGAAAAAATTCTTAATAATATATTTGTGTGATGACTGTATATTAGAATATTTTCAGTAAAAAGTCAATAGATTTACTGAATGTTTTCGAATATTTAAAAGGAGGTGCAAGTTTGATTTATGACAAAATCAAGGAACTTTGCAAAGAAAAGGGCATGAGTGTCAATGCTGTTGAAAAAAAAGCAGGGTTGAGCCACGGAGCAATTTCTAAATGGAACAATTCAACACCATCCGCAGAAAACCTTAATTCTGTTGCAAAAATCCTAAAAGTTAAAATTGACAAACTTCTTGACTAGAAGATACCACAACATCAGTCCAATAAGCAGGACAGAAAAATAGCCCCAAGTAAAATTACTCAGGACTATCTATAGAAGTTAAATCAGTGTGAAATGTGAATTGACGTATTGACGATCAACTTCTATATAACCGTATTTTTCAAGCTCAGCAATGACATTAAAGGCAATTTCATAAGAAAGACCAAGCTCAGTCATTAAATCTAAGTCTTTAAAGTCTTTTATGCCAGTTATAGCTTTGGCTTGAAGAAATTTTAAGGACTTTTCAGCAGTATGTGTCATGTGTATTTCCTCCTTTCTATTTTTGATATACACATATTAACATACAACTCGAAAAGATTTGTACCATTTTTAGAAAGGAGTAATGGAGAGTGAGTCAACGCTTAACAGTAAAAGAAGCCGCCGCCGAGATTGGATGCAACGTGGAATATCTCAGACGGCAGATGAAAGCCGGGCGGTGGGATCTCGGAAGTGTGATAAAGCCGACTTCAAAGGTTAAGAATTATCAGTATTTTATCTTCCGGGCAAAGCTGGACAAGTTTCTAGGTATCGAACCAAGAGCAGACAACGAGGAGGTGGAAAATGAAGCAGATCAGTAAAGTATTTATAGCGGTAGGGCTTGGAATCATGTTTATTGGTGGAATGCTCGATGCGGATGGCGTTTATTACATTTTATTAACAATTGAGATTGCGATAGGTGCTCTGTTGGCGTTGGCTGGATTGGCAATCATGTATGTTGAGAGCAAAAGAGAGGAAAAGCGGAAAGCATACTTTTACATGATCCGCCGGAAGGACAAGCTTGACGCTGATGTTGAATTTCTTGGGGAATTTGAGGACAAAAAAATAGCACCCTGATAACTTTGGCGAGTACAGGTGCTATTTAACCGTGGAAATACAAAAGTATTTCTGCGTTTATTGTAACACGAAAACTGAATATTGGAAAGCGTGAAAATTATGTTTTTACGAGAATGTAGGATATGCCACTGCTCGATGGATGCCGGAGAAGGTCAGAACGGTATATGTGATGACTGCATATCGGGTGAGACAGAGAAGCAGCGGCGCAAAGAGGAAGTTGATCGAATGGTAAGGTCAACCGTATTTAAACAGATGAATTTGGAGGAATTTATAAGATGAATATCACAAAAATTAAAATCAAAAATCTTTTTGGAATCAGAGAATATGAAGCAGACGGAACATCAGTGGAGCTGTCTGGAAGAAACGGAACTGGAAAGAGTTCTGTTCTGGATGCCATTAAATACGCACTCACAAATAAAAGTGATCGTGAGTATATCGTACATAAAGGGGAATCAGAGGGGGAGATCATTGTCGAGACAGACACAGGGATTTCCATTGACCGCAAGGTCAGAACAGGAAAATCACCTTATAAGTCAGTAAAAAGAGACGGCTTGGAGGTTGGAAGTCCAGAAGCTTTTTTGAAAGAATTATTTACACCATTGCAGCTCAATCCTATCGAGTTCATGAACATGGATAAAAAACAGCAGAACGCCATTATTTTAGACATGATCGAGTATCCGTGGGATATGAACAAAATCAAGGAATGGTTTGGAGAAATCCCGGCATGGGTGTCTTACGATCAGAACATCCTCTCTGTGCTGAATGATATTCAGGCAGAAAACGGCGATTATTACCAGAACCGCCGCAATATTGACCGTGATATCAGAAATAAGAAAGCATTTGTTGAGGAGATCGCTGCCAGCATTCCAGTCGGATATGATGTTACGAAATGGGAGAGCATGAGTGCCGGAGATATTTACAGACAGATTGAGCGGTTGCAGAGAGAAAACCAGACAATTGAAAAAGCAAAAATGTTAATGGAAAGCAGAGAGAATAAAATCAGAAAATTTGATGCTGACAGAGAGATTGAGATTGCGGCACTCGACCGGGAAATCAGCAACCGTGCAAACCAGATTGATAAATCAGTTGCATCATTAAATGAGCAGATCAGGGAATACGAAAAAGAGAAAGAACAGCTTGCATCCAAGAAGCAGGACAAGCTTGAAGTGATCGAGCAGACCTATAAGGCGAACGTAGCACATTTTGATGCAGAGGTTGCTGAGTATGCAGAATATGCGGATAAAAAGCCAAATGATGTGACGGATTTGCAGAATAAGGCAAAGACGATTGAGGAGATGCAGAGTCACATTAATGAATATAAACGCATGATTGGCTTGCAGGAAGAGATTGCAGAAATGAAAGAACAGTCGCAGAGTCTCACAGATAAGATTGAGAAAGCAAGAACACTGCCGGGAGAAATCCTTACCGACTGCACGATCCCGATTGATGGACTTACCGTTGAAAATGGAATCCCTCTTATTAACGGACTTCCGGTATCGAATCTGTCAGAGGGAGAAAAGCTTGATTTATGCATTGATGTTGCTTTGCAGAATCCGAATGGCCTTAACATCATCCTTATTGATGGAGTGGAGAAATTGGCGACAGACCTTAGAGAAAAACTTTATGCGAAATGCAAAGAAAAAGGTTTACAGTTCATTGCTACCAGAACGACTGATGATGATGCAATGACAGTGGTTACGTTATAGGAGGTGTGGCATGGATAATATGGTACCAGTGGGGCAGCAGACGGCAGTTACACCTAAGACATCACAGACAGAGATGATGGTAAACAGACAGACACAGGAAGTTCAGGGTGCTATCTTTATGGCTAAGAAGTTTCCCAGAGATGAATATGAAGCAATAGAAAAGATAAGAAGGAGTTGCCAGAGAGCCACATTAGCAGAACAGGCAATTTATTCATATCCAAGAGGCGGGCAGAACGTCAGCGGACCATCGGTCCGTCTGGCGGAGGCATTAGCTCAGAACTGGGGAAACATCGATTATGGAATTATCGAGTTAGAGCAGAAAGACGGAAAATCAGAAATGATGGCATATGCATGGGATTTAGAGACGAATACCCGTGTAACAAAGATTTTCGGTGTTGAGCATAAAAGAGATACAAGAAATGGATCGTATGCGCTTACTGACAGCAGGGATATTTATGAGGCTACTGCAAACTTCGGCGCAAGAAGAATGAGAGCTTGCATCCTTGGAGTTATTCCGGGAGACGTTGTAGATATGGCTGTTAATGAATGTAAAGAAACACAGAAAAAAAGCTATGGAGAACTTCCGAGTCAGGAGAAGATCAACAAGATTGAAAAGCTGTTTAAAAAAGATTTTGGAGTTACAAAAGAGCAGATCGAAAAATATGCAGGACGGAACATGGGAGATTTTGGCGCTGATGAGTGCACAGACTTATGGGGAGTATACACAGCGTTGAAAAATGGACAGGCAAAGGCAGAGGATTATTTTCCTGTTGAAAAAGATGTGCCGGATCCATTCGCAGATTCTAAACAGGCACAGATCGCAAAAGAAGCATCGGAGGTATTTGATAATGTTATTGACGAGTGAGAATTATTACAGCCGTGAAGCAAATGAAGAGTATTTATCTGTCAGCCAGTATAAAAATTTTATGGGAACTATCGGAAAGCCGGCATGTGAAGCAGAAGCCATGGCATTGTTAAACGGAGAGTGGGAGCACGAAAAGACCACTGCATTAATGGTAGGGTCTTATGTAGATTCTCATTTTGAAGGCAGCCTTGACCTGTTCCGTGCGCAGAACCCATCTATTTTTACAAAGTCTGGTGAGTTAAAAGCAGATTACAGAAAAGCGGAAGAAATCATCAACCGGATCGAGCGAGATGAAACATTCATGCAGTTTATGTCCGGAGAAAAACAGGTCATCATGACAGCTGAAATGTTCGGTGCTAATTGGAAAATCAAAATGGATAGTTATATTCCTGATAAAGCAATTGTTGATTTGAAAGTCATGAGAGAACTTCACAAGGCTGAATACACAAAAGATTTCGGTTACATGGATTTTATCCAGTACTGGGGTTATGACATCCAAGGTGCGGTTTATCAGGAAGTTGTTTATAGAAATACCGGAAAGCGTTTGCCTTTCTTTATTGCGGCAGCATCCAAAGAGAAAGAGACAGATATTGAGCTGATCTGGATTGATGATGAACATCTTCATGAAAAACTTATTGAGGTAGAACGGAATACACCTAAGATCCTTGCACTTAAATCTGGAATGGTAGAGCCTATACGGTGTGAGTTGTGCGATTACTGTAAGCACACAAAGGTGTTAAAGAAACCTATTCATTATTCAGAACTGTTAGGAGAGGTTTAAATGAAGAAAACAGTAGGAATTGTTACAAAATATAATAATAACTGCATTATTTGTGGAAGACCGACCAATGAGGAACATCACCTTTTATTTGGCAAGGGAATGAGGGAACTTGCAGAAGAAGATGGAATAAAAGTACCTATATGCGGATATTGCCATACGCAAAGTCCTGTTGCACAGCGTATACATGATAATACAACTGCTGAAAAGCTTAGTAAGATAGCAGGACAGCTTGCATGGGAAAAACATTGTGTGGCATCTGGAAAAACAGAGGACGAAGCCAGAGAGCTTTTTAGAAAGAGATATTTTCAAAGTTATTTATAGGTTGAAACACCTGACTGCTGAGAAATGCTTGGCAGTTAAAAGAAAACATCATGAGGATTTCATAATATATCACGAATTATTGAAAGCCATGGTTTCCCGGTGCTTTCCATGGTGCCGGGAGAAAGGAGTAAATCTTGGAAGAATTAAAAGTTACAGAATATAAAGACGTGAGAGTACTGACAACACAGCAGATCGCAGAAGCGTATGGAACAAATACAGATACAATCACAAAAAATTTCAATAGAAACAAAGACAGGTATGTTGAGGGGAAGCATTTTATTTGTTTGGAGGGAGAGGATTTAAAAGATTTTAAAACGACCGGACAAATTGACCTTTCGTTAAAAATTAATAAATTATACCTCTGGACAAAAAAAGGTGCTTTTCTCCATGCAAAATCCTTAAACACAGATACCGCATGGGAAGTATATGATCGGTTGGTTGATTCTTATTTTGATCACAGCAATCTTCTTGATGGAATGTCACCGGAGCTGAAAGCGGCACTGATTGTGGATAAGCGTGTGACCAAGGTAGAGCACAGAATTGACCATATTGAAAATGATATGCCGTTGTTCGGTGCAGAATCAGACGAACTTTCCGCGCACGTCAGACGTAAGGCAGTGGAAATGCTTGGTGGTAAGAAATCAGAAGCTTACAGGGATAGCAAAGTACACAAAAAAGTGTTCAGCGACATCTATAATCAGTTAAAACGTGAGTTTGGTATCTACGATGATGAAGGAAAAATGAAAAGCTACAAGGCACTGAAACGCAAGGATCTTGCCGATGCACACGAATTTGTTGATTGTTACACTCTTCCGGCATATTTAGCAGAGCAGATTAATGATTGCAATGCGCAGATCAGAATGGAGGACGGTGCCGATGGAGTATAAATTTACAGTTCCGGGGCGTTTGGAAGGCTTGAACAATTACACCGCAGCCAATCGCACCAACCCATATAAGGGTGGAAAGGTAAAAAATGATAATGATAATCACATCATGTGGTGTATCAGACAGCAGCTCCATGGTGTACATATCGAAAAGCCGGTACTGATCTATTACCACTGTTTTGAAAAAGACAACAGGAGAGATGGGGACAACATTCTCTCCTGCGCAACAAAGTTCATTCAGGACAGTCTCACAAAAACAAAGGTGCTGCAAGAAGATAACCGCAGATGCATCCCTCATTTTTATCATGATGTTTCTGTAGATAAGGATAATCCGAGAATTGAGGTCACAATCACAGAACTTACGCCGGAACAGGCGAAAATGAAATTGAGAGACTTGCTTAATGACTTGGAAACGGGGTGATTGCTTGGATGGCAACTATATAAAATTGAGCCGCGGACTACTGGAATGGGAGTGGTATACAGATATCAATACAACCCGGCTGTTTATCCATATGTTACTGAGAGCTAACTGGAAAGGTGGAAATTTTAAAGGAACAACTGTTCCACGAGGTTCATTTATATCATCTATTGGAAAGCTGGCAGGTGAAACAGGACTTACAGAACGTGAAATTCGTACTGCAATTTCACACTTGAAAAAGACTGGCGAAGTGACAAGCAAAACGACAAACAGATTTACGGTATTTACAGTGGTTAAGTACGATTTGTACCAGACAAGTGACAAGCAAAATGACAATCAAGAGACAGACAAGCGACATTCTAACGACATTCTAACGACAACAATAGAAGAAAAGAAAGAAGGAAAGAAGGAAAGAAACACACCCCCTATATCCCCCTTGGAAAAATTTGGAGAGTTTGCAGCAGTCTATCCGAAACGGTGCACTGGCTGTCTTGTTGAAACTGAATACTGCAATGCGGTACTGGCTGGTGTACAGGAAGATGATCTGATAGTGGCTGCACAAAATTACGCTGTTGATTGTCAAAAGAAAAGGACACCTGATCGTTATATTAAAAATGCAGAGAATTTTTTGAAAGAAAATTTGTTTATGCAGTATCTGAAAGGAGAGAACGATGGATCAGTTGGAAGAGATACTGGAACGCATGAAAAATCACTCAACGAACTTATGCAGGAATGCGGAGACACCGGAGACTTCCAGGGATTCTGATGTGTGTCCAATTTGCGAAGGTCTGGAGTGGATCTTGAAAATAAAAGACGGAGTTGAAATAGCAGTACCGTGTAAATGCCGTGAGAAAGCGGTCATGTCAAGGCGGTTGCGATTCGCAGATATACCGGAGGCATTCCGTGGGATGGATCTGAGATCGTTTCGAATGGATGTGTACAGGAAGCAGGAAAGTAAAAAGATGGTGTCAGATGCCTGTAAAATCATAAAAACCTATCTGGATGATTTCGAGAGCCAGAAGGAAAGAGGCATGGGACTTTATATCTGGTCAAGGACAAAGGGAAGCGGTAAGACGAGGATCGCTGCCGGGATTGCAAATGAACTGATGAAAAGATACACAGTCAAATTTGCAGTATCACTGACCATCTTGCAGGAAATCAAGAATACATGGCGCAGGGATGCAGCAGGCAGTGAGAGTCAGCTTTTAGATGCGCTTTCCATAACGGATATTTTGATCATTGATGATTTTGGTGTGGAAGCACCGGCGGCATGGATTAACGATAAGATATACCAGATCATCAACGAGAGATACATAAACCAGAAGGTAACGATTTTCACGAGTAATGATCCGCTGGACAAACTATCCTACGGTGACCGGATCACGAACCGGATCAAGGAACGGACATATCAGATCGCATTTCCAGAGGAATCGGTTCGGGACCATATAGCAGAGCAGTTACGGGAAGAAATCATTGAAAAAGTAATAAATTCGGGAGGATAGAAAATGAGCAATGCGTTGAGCAAAAAGAAGAAAAAGAATGATGCATTTGGCTATAGCATGCAAGAGATATTTGGCATCCAGCAGTACGCCAGAGCACAGAGTAATACAGATTATCTGGTAAAAGAATCATTCAAAAATATAAAGCTTATATCTTTCCAGATCTTACATGATAAGTTCGGATTTGGAAATAAGCGGATCATAAGAGTTGAGAACACGATCAATGCTTATCTTGATTCGGTGGCAGATGTGAAATTGTCTACAGCGGAACTTGAGTATTACATGAAATCAAAGTGTGATATTTCCGTGACAGATGAAGCAAACAAAGTGCCATTCCGCGAGCGATTCGCATTGGTAGACAGAAAAGTAGCACCAAACTCCATGCAGAAAGCAGGGCAGTACTTGGCAGCATCAATCTGTAATTACTTTTCACTGCTTGGAAACTGCTTAAAGTCACAGTTTAAGTTTTCTGGTAGGCAGATAAAAGAAGTATTTGAATGGATTCGGTACTACATTAACAGCTTATCCGGTAAATATCTGGACATGACAGATATAGCGAGTGTTCTGTATTACGAATGTAATTACTGTGATGAAAGATTTGCCGGAAAGTTCCGCGAGATTTGAGGTGCTGCAATGGGAGAGATGACCAAGACAAGCACAAAATATTGCCGGAAATGCAAATACTCATGGAAACACAGCGATACAGACATTATTTGTGGGTACATAGTAGCTACGCAAATGAGGCATGGCTGCCCGGTAGGAATGTGTGACAAATTTGAATCCAGAGGAAGAAATAGGAGGGCGCAGCTGAAATGACGGATGAAACCAAGCAGGAGATAGAAGCGGTACTGATGTTGTTAAAAAATACATTGGTAAGAAATGGCGTAAGCATAGCACTTGCAGGAAGTGACGATACCGGAAAAGACGATGGATGCATTATGTTTTTTGATACCGCAGAGTATTGTCGCACCGGGAAATTTAAAGGGATATCTGTTAAAACAAAGGATTTAGTGAGGTAGAAGATGGCGAAATGTAAAAATTGTAAGCATCTCGGTTATCTATTTGACGGAGATAAGGTAGGCGAAAGAGTATGGTGCGGCAATATAGCAGACAGCCCAGTTTTAGACATGGAAAGGGACTGTGAGTACTATGTACCACAGACCAATGCAGACCGGATCAGAAGCATGACGGACGAGGAACTGGCAGAATGGTTCAACACTGTGACAAAAGATGTTCTTGGTGGAAGCACTTGGAATAAAAAAGGATGGCTTAAGTGGCTTCGGGCAGAAAGTGAGGAATAGTATGGAGAGATTAACGACAAATAAAAGCGTGGCTGACATGTCGATGATTGAGCTGGCACATAATAGCTGCTATGCAGATGATGAGCGCAATGCCAGATACAGAGATTACGAGATGGAAATGGATGCACGAGATTTTGCAAGAAATCTTATGGTCACATTGGCAAAAGATGAATTGCCAGTAGATGACGCAGAGTTTGACGAGGAAATATTGGACAATTTAACGATAGATCCGTTTTTAGATGTCCGTGGTCTGATTGCGTTGTTCTACCGCAATATGTGGGCAATGGCAGATTTGAGGGAAAAGTTGAAAGACTATGAGGATGCATATGCTAGAGGATGTCTTGCCGGAATGGAAGTGGAAAAAGCCGAAGCAAAGCTGAAAGAAATGGAGAAGGGAAATGGCGCACATAACAAATAAGGAACTGACTATACGGCAGATTGGAGAGTTCTGCACAAACACTCTCTGTAAGAAATGCCCTGTTGCAAAGTGGAATGAGGAAAGCGGTCTGCATAATGGATGCATGGAAAGTTTAAGACTTCCAGAGGTATCGAGGATTATGGTGGAGCAGATCAAAGGAAGAAAGGTGAAGCGTGATGGTAGATAGATATTTATTCCGCGGAAAGCGGAAAGACAACGGTGAATGGGTGGAAGGCTGTTTTTTGAAAACATGGGTAACATTATGGATTTTTAGTATTGATGAAAAAGCTGCTAATATGATAATTCCATCCACCATCTGCCAGTGCACCGGACTTAAGGATAAGAAAGGTAAGTTGATTTTTGAGAAGGATATTCTTTCAGGGCATATCGACAATGAGTTTCCGGAAGATGAGACGAGAAAATGTGTCGTGTGGCATGAAAACGGATGGTGTACGAATGAGCTGGGCTGTGATTACTACGAGGGACTGGATGATTTTGATTCAGAGAATTTTGAAGTGATCGGCAACATAATTGACAACCCGGAGCTGTTGGAGGTGCGGTTGTGAGTGAGAAAAAATTCCCAATTTTAGGAACAAATGAATCTATAGACTGGAATTTAATTGCACCGCATGAAAAACAGGCAATGGAAAATCATTGTGGACAGACTTTAGAGCAATTAGCAAGGCGACATGGTTTAAGCTGGTACGAATTATTATGTGTTCTGTTGGATAAACCATTCACAGAAGTTAAGTATGATAAAGAAAAAAATTATAAAGAACTATGTCAAATGGCATTAGTATCGGAAGAAGTGAAACAGTATAGAGCAATCGGCACGCCGGAAGAATGCCGGGCGGCGATGGAGAAACAGATTGTAGAGAAAGAATTGGAGAGCCACGATGAAAAGTACATCTTGAAGTATTGCATTAGCCTTATGCAGGAGTTGGTCGGAAAGTTCGAGGAATGGTACGAATATGTGCATGGTGAAGATGCTATTAGGGAGTTGGACGAAGAGGAACGCTTTTATTATAGAATGTCATATTTTAGTATCGTTCAAGAACTGTTTCTTTTCAGAACCAGTCATTCTGGAGGTACATCTACGAGAGCAAAATGTAAACAGTTAGGTGTCGATTGGAGCGATGGGATTGAATTTAGTTTTGGAGGTGATGAAGAATGAGTGAAAGCCTTAAGCCATGTCCGTTCTGCGGTGGAAAAGCAATGTTCTTAACCATTAGAAATAAGCCATTACATTCGGATGTTGGGGTAATGTTCAAAATCAAATGTATGAAATGCGGAACAGAACTTCCAAAAAGCTATGAATGTGAGATGTACATGGATCAGGAAGGAGGAATCAGAACAGGGAGAGACGAGCGTGCGAAAGCAACTACAGATTGGAACAAGAGGGCGAACGATGAGATTGATTGATGCTGATGAATTAGAAGGACATATAAAAATTTTAGGAATTTGGGATGAGGTAGAAAATAAAGATGTATTTACTAATGATATTAAAGATGCAATTTTAAAATTAATAGATGCGCAACCGACCGCCTATGACCCGGACAAGGTTGTGGAGCAGTTGTATGGATTAAAAAAATATGGAAATAAATATGACAGTTACTGGGACAGTAGTTTGTATCATATGACAGAAATTGAAAACAAGACTATAAATGATGCGGTTGAGAAAGCAATCGAGATCGTGAAAGGCGGTGGAGTAGATGTCAATTAAACCGATTTTATTCAACACAGAAATGGTCCGGGCAATTCTGAACGGGTGGAAGACCTGCACCAGGCGGCTGGTAAGTTCTCGTCAGTTTTTGGGAATGTTGCCAGACAAGTGTAAAAATGCTGCGCCTGATGATTTTTTAAAAGGTAAGAGGATGACGTTTAAGCCATATTGCGACATGACGGATGCGGAATTGATAATGACGGCATATAAAGCACCGTATGAGCCGGGCAACATCCTGTATGTCCGTGAAACATGGAAAAAGGCACCGAACGGATACTATTACTACGAAGATTGGCAAAGAAATGACATTGCCGATGTTACAAAGTGGAAACCATCAATCCACATGCCGAAAGAAGCGGCACGTATCTGGCTTAAGGTTACGGATGTGAGAGTGGAGCGGTTGCAGGAGATTACAGATAATGAATGTATCAAAGAGGGAATATACCCATCAAATTGCAGAGACTGTAATGATATATTTGGATGTGATGTATGTCCTGATGAAGTCGATAAGTTCGTAGAAGTCTGGAACAGTACCATTAAGAAATCCGACCTCAATCGCTACGGTTGGGATGCTAATCCTTGGGTGTGGGTAATATCATTTGAACGGTGCGAGAAACCGGAAGGAGTGAAAAAATGAGCAATGTAGAAATAACAGCCTTGGAGACAATCAGAAAAGAAATACAGAAGCTAAGAGATAAATATCAGACCAAAGCAGAAAAAGAACGTGAAAAGGTCAATGAGATTTTCGTGACGATCAAAGGCGAAAAGTGCTATTCAAATGATGACATATTCGGCTGGTACGAAGCTGGATATATCAATTCCAGACAGTACGATAAATACAGGGACAAGCTGGAAGCGAAAAAGAATGCCGCCGGAGAGGTTGATAATAAGACAAAAAGCGAAATGATTGTAAAAATCTTATCTACCATGAGCAGAAATTTAAACGCAGAAATCGCAACGATTAAAGAGGAAGAAGAATAAAGCAGAAAGGAGCAGAGACTCTTGCCAAAGTGAAGCATATGTGGTCTCCTTGAAAAAATGAGTGATTTAGATAAGTTTGATTACGAATGTCAGAATCAGATGAGCATTTTTGACATGATACGTGAACCAATCCGTATTACAAAACCTATACGATTAATTGAACTGTTTGCCGGATATGGTTCGCAGGCAATGGCGCTGGAAAGAATTGGTGCAAAATTTGAGCATTATAGAGTTGTAGAATTTGATAAGTATGCCATAGCAAGCTATAACGCAGTGCATGGCACAAGTTTTCCAACTATGGATATAACTAAGGTTCATGCGGAAGATTTGGATATTTGCGACACAGAGGTATTCACTTACTTACTTACTTACTCATTCCCATGTACCGATTTATCGGTTGCCGGAAAACAAGCAGGCATGAAAAAAGGAAGTGGTACACGGTCCGGCCTTTTGTGGGAAGTAGAACGTATTCTGAAAGAGATAAGAGATGATGGCGGTGAGTTACCACAGATTCTGTTCATGGAGAATGTACCGCAAGTACATGCCGATGCAAACATGGTAGATTTTCAGAACTGGATTGATTTTTTGACAAGCCTTGGATATGTAAGCTACTGGCAGGATTTGAACGCAAAGAACTACGGAGTTGCACAGAATCGTGAAAGGTGCTTCATGTTTTCGTTTTTGGGAGAATATAACTACCATTTTCCACAGCCGATACCATTAAAAAAGAAGCTAAAAGATTACCTTGAAGATGATGTGGACGAGAAGTATTACATAAACAATGAAAAGGCAGACAAACTGATAAAACAGTTGATTGACAACGGCACATTACCACAGCACAATCTTGACAGACAGACAGACAGACAGACAGACAGACAGACAGACAGACAGACAGACAGACATGCGTTGACGGAACAATCAATAAGCCACAACAGAGAGAAATTGCAAACTGCATCACGGCAAGATATGACTGCGGAATCTCAAACCAACAGCAAATCGGAAACATGGTTGTTGAAAAATAGGGGAGAGGTGGCAGAAAAACCTATTGATGTAGCTGTAACTCTTATGGCAAGAGACTATAAAGGCCTTGACAACTATGGTAGCAATGGAGTGATTGAATGGAAGTAATAGGTAGTATATACACCGGAGTAACAGCAGATTTTCAGCGAGGTGTGTATCCGATTGCAAGGTGCGTAAAAGCTGAACAGCATGATTTAGGAGTAGTTATGGCAGATGTAAATGTTTTAGGATCTTTTGAAGCAAAATTTAAGAGTACCAACAGAATTTATGATGTGGGGGGGGTGCAGTCCAACATTGAGTACAATGCAAGGCGGTAATCAAGAGCCGAAAATTCTTGAAAGCCAGATAGTTGCCATGCGTGGCAGAAACCCGGAAAATCCGTCAGACAGAACAGCCGGAAGCCCAACGGAACAGAGGTTAGAAATAAATATGCAAGGCACAAGTAACTGTTTAACAAGTGTGCAGAAGGACAATATGGTTCTGATTAAGCAGGCTACAAAAAGTGGTTCTATTGAATGTGAAGTCGGTGGATGCTTTGACGCAAGCTATCCAGAAAGCCAGACAAGAAGAGGACGTGTTCAAGTTAATGGGAATACGTGTCCTACAATAACCGCACAAAATCAAGAGATTGTACGGATTGAAAAGGTAGGTCAGATTTCAAATGATGGTTCTCAGTGCGGAACGGTTTATTCCGATAGTGGTATATCTCCCACACTGATTGCCGGAACGCATGGAGATGCAAATTCAAAAGTATTTACGCAGTACCGTATCAGAAAGCTGACACCAAGAGAATGCGGACGGTTGATGGGAGTATCCGATGAAGATATTTCCAAGATGGCAGCAGTCAATAGCAACACGCAACTTTACAAGCAGTTTGGAAACAGTATTGTTGTGGATGTGATGTGCGCAATGTTCAGAAACTTAAATATTGAGCAGGAAGTGAAATAGTTAAATTAGAATTTAAAGGTAAAAAAACATGGCATGGTACGCACTTTATAAATGGTATAAAGATTGGAGCAGAATAGGATACCCTAATATGATTAATTGGTATTCTGAAAAGCTGAATCCACCAAAATGGACAATATTAAAATTCAAGTGAGGTAATAAGTAATGAGAATATTCAGATTTATAAGAGCGTGGTTTTATTATTCAACCTTCCGAACCTATCTATATTCAGAAGGTACAAAACCTGCTCAAACACGTTTTCAGTATGCAAAGAGGCATAGTAAAAAAAATGGTATAGTTGACTAAACTGAACATTTAGAATTTAGGTGATAACTATGATAAAAGACATGTTTATGAGAAAGGAATAACACTTATCCTCGTGAAACGAGGTTTCCCGGAATCAGAATCCGGGTTGTAAAAATTGATAAATGCTAGAATGGAATGTCATGGTTCGTCTGAGAAATAGCAGCTATTAACACGCTGCTTAGGTATCGCCCCAGAAAAGGCTAACGGCCAGCGGTAATAACTCCCAAAGACTATAAGGCAGATTGTAAATTTACCACACGGATAAATGTAGTGTGGTGTGTTGGAAGATTTTATTAAGAGATCAATAGATCGTGTGAGGCTGGCAAGCGAAATGTCCATATCCCATTATGGGAAACCGCTTGTTTGTGAGTATTCAGGAGGAAAAGATTCGGACGCATTACTGTGGGTGTTTGAGCAAAGCGGAATACCGTTTGAGGTTCATAATTCACATACCACAGTAGATGCGCCACCTACGGTATACCATATAAGAGAAACATTCAGAAGATTAGAATTGAAAGGTGTTAAGTGTACTGTAGATTATCATGATAAGGGAAACGGGCATCGAGTGACGATGTGGAATTTGATTCCTATAAAGTTGATGCCACCAACGAGGGTTGTTCGATATTGCTGTTCAGAATTGAAAGAAGGTGGAAATGCAAACCGGATGATTGCCACTGGTGTTAGATGGGAAGAAAGCTCGGCGAGAAGCAGTAGGAGTGCATTTGAAGTCCTCGGAAAGACAGCGAATAAAAGCATAGGCGTTTCTGATGAAAAAATGCTTATAACAGACAATGACGATACGAGACGTTTATTTGAAAACTGCCAGATGAAAGCTAAAACTGTAGTTAATCCAATTATTGACTGGAAAGCAGTGGATATATGGAACGTTATCAATGGCGAAAATATACCGGTTTGCGAGATGTATTCCTGGGGATATGATAGACTTGGGTGTATAGCCTGTCCTCTGGCAAAAAAATGTCAGAGAGAACGGGAAATATATGATTTCCCCAAATATAAAACTGCGTATATAAGAGCTTTTGATCGGATGCTTGAAATGAGGAGATTCCGAGGAAAGAACACAAAGTGGACGTGCGGAGAGGAAGTATATTTATGGTGGATGCAGAGCAACGACATACCCGGACAGATGAGTATGTTCGATAGGTAAACTGAACTTTAACGGAGGTATTGAAAACATGGATAAAACAACATTGCATTTTTTCACTGCAATAAAAAACGGTGAAGTAAAACATATAGGAAAAAGCATTATCATACAGCCGGAAGTAAAGTTTGGCGGTGGCACGATAAAATGGTTTGACGACAAGCAGTTAGTGAAAAATAAAGGAGAGGAGACATGTTAAAAAGAGAATATAAAAGAAGAGAACCGACAAATCAGGAAAGAATATTTTTGAAGTCGAGAGGACTTATACCGGACAGCTGGCTAATAATTTACGAAAATAAAAGTGAATTAGTGGTTGTTAGCAGAAGGAGATCATACCGAAAAGTATTAAAAAAACCAAGAAAGAACCGGTAAAAAAATAAATATCAAAGAACAATGATTAAATGAATAAAAATATAATAATGTTGCATGAATACGATAATATGTTGTGTTTTTATGAACTGATATATGGTATAATGTTGTAAGAAACTTATGTGTCACGCATAGGGAGGTCTTTAAAATGAGTAGAGAGGAAACGATAGAGATATGCACACGCATAGACGATTACCTGGGCGATAAAATAGCAGAATCAATTTTAAATAATATCTCATATGACAAAATGGAAGCGCACTATGGGATTATGCCGATTTCACGCACGCATTTTTACAGAAAAAAGAAAATGGCATTAAGGATGCTCAACAGCCGGAGCTTGTACGAAGAAGAAAGCAACGGACAGCTACGCATAATGCTTTGATTCACGCATAGACACACGCATATTATTTAAAATGCACGCATAACGCACGCATGGAACGCATAGACAATTTATTTTCACGCATAGGATAAAAATACCACGCACGCATAAAAATGGCTGTATTGAAAAAATATGCAAGGCAGATGCTGGATATAAAAATAAAAATCCGTACACAAAAAAAGCCGCCGGCAGTGATCCGGCGGTAATCCTCTGCGGCGGTTGTCTAATTTTTTAAGATCTGACGTGCTGTATTAAATACATAAAGCCTATTGTAGCTGTGATGTTTAAAATCTCCATTATTAGCGATCGTCCGCCCGGTGTTTTCATATTTCAATGATAAAACAATGAGATATTTTTCTAACAATTCATCCGGACATTTTAAGCATTCTATAGCGTTTTCAATCTCGCTTTTTTTACTATTCCAGTAAATGCCGTCGATATGCACTCGCTTTTCTTCTTCTAGTTCTTTAAATTCTTTCATAAGTTCTGCTTTCGTCATAAAATCAACCATCCTTTCGTTTATGCCCTGTCTCATCGGTGCAGGTGGGGCAGTTCCTGCAGACCGCCGGGCGGCGGTTTCGACTTAGCTGTAAAGCATTTCTTGCATGATCCGGTGACGTTCTGTTTCGGATTTCTTCCGGTGCATTTCTCTAAAATCCTTTTCAGCTTTCATCTGCGCTTCTTTCTTGGTATATCCTCGACCTCTCCAAAGGTCATATAATTGCTCTATTGTCCAGTCCTTCATATTTTCCCTTTCTGGTCTGCCATCATCAGCACCGGGCGACCGTTCCACGGTGGACGCTCCAGCCGGAGCGTTTCGGCTCATAATACTGATAATTCAATCGCTTCGATCTCGTCCCAAGTAAAACCGATCCTGTGCATATCGAGTGATGCATCACTCATAACCGCTGACGCTTCCATTGTCATGTCACGATTAAAGAGTTCACAGAAAATTTTATAAGCATTAACAGCACCCTCATAAGTGAATACTTGTAAATTTCCAATTTTCGCTCCATATGTTCCATTGATTTTAATAGCTCCAGTCATATTCAAATCCTCACTTTCTTTTTTTAACTTGTTTCCTGTTCCTTTGTTAATATTATAATACACTAAAAACAGTGTAAAATCAATATACAAATACACCAAAATAAGTGCAAAATATCAGCGATAATTGTGTATTTTTTTGGTGTAAAATTAATTGAAATAAAAATGTCTCAGGTATATAATAAATACGAAAGAGAGGTGTGCAGATGCTTAAATATAAAATTGATGTATTAGAAACGCTGAAAGAATGCGGATATAACACGACACGGCTAAGAAAAGAGCAGATCGTAGGAGAAAGCGCAATCCAATCATTGCGAAAAGGCGAAATGGTAGGAATAAAAACACTCGAAAAGATATGCGATATATTGGATATGCAGCCGGGAAACATAATTAAATATGTAGAAGATACAGAAAAATAAAATACTTTAAAAATAATGCAAAAAGGTATTGACATTACACTAAAAATGGTGTATTATAATATCAGAAACAAGGAAAACACAACACACGGAGGAAAAGAAAATGGAAGAATTAAGAAAATGTTACAAAAAGTTTGATGAACTCATGAAGGAAATTGAAAACAGACACGACACAGACATCATGGATTTTATTAATCTTGATGACGAAGTGAAAGCCGAGTACATGGGAGACTGGAAAGAAAAAGACGTGCAGGGTTGGGAGTATCTGGTAAATAGAGCCAGCACAATCCGAAAAGCGTACAGGATCGTTGCGGAAGAATTACACACCGGAGAATTTTTACCGGAAATTGACCAGTAAAAACCTAGAGCATTAATTAAAAAAGGAGATAAAAAAATGAGTAGAACAGAGCTTTTTAACAAATGGTTAGAGGAAAATTATGGAGAATTGAGAAAATTCCCATTACAGAAATTAACAGTAGAATCTGAAAACGGCGATGTTGAAAATTACGATAAAATCAGAATCATCGGAAATGCAGAGTGCTGGGATGGAGATGAGTTTTATCAGTACATGGTGACTGATGATAAAATTTATAAGGTTTATTATAATGTGCAGCCGGATCAGGAACTCGACATGATCGATTACACAAAGTCTTATAAAACCGAAGATGTTACAGAAGATATACTTTATTTTTTAGAGGATTAAAAAATGCCAGGGAAATGCGTGGTTTGCGGAAAAGAAAAAGGACGAAATAAATTATACTGCTCGGTAAAATGCCGAGCAGAAGCACAAAGAAACATGAGAAAATGTGTAATTTGCGGAAAAGAATTTTACTCTGCGCCATCAGGAACAGAAAGAACATGCAGTAGAGAGTGTTCCGCGAAGCTTCGGCATTTTTACGGAATGAGTGAGCAGAATAAAGAAGTTTTAAAAAAAGCACATGCCGGATATGAAGAATCGCCGAACACAGGCAGAAAAGACACAAATGCAAATGCGAAAAGCTGGGTGATCCAGTCGCCAGGAGGTGATGTTTACAGAATTAACAATTTAAAAAAATGGGCAATTGACAATGAGGATATCATAAGCCCAATTAAACCGGATCTTTTTTCTAGCGGAATAAGAGACATTAAAAGATATTTGCTCGGAAAGCATAAAAGTGGGAGTGCTCAGTATAAGGGATGGCGTTTATTAGAATGGAGCGAAGAAAATAAGGCGCGAGAAGGATTTCCGGAGAGAAAAAAGAGAAAACCGAGAAAACAGAAAATGTCAGAAGAGGAGAGGCTGAAAAGAAAACGAGAAAGAGAAAAACGAAGAAACGAGAAAAAACGGCTTGAAATATAGCCGCTTTTTTTATGCCTAAAAATGGAACAAAAACAGTTAAAAAATATCTTATAATAAAATTATAAGTAAAATGATGGGAGGTGTGCGCCTTGGCAAATTTAAAAGGAAAAGTTAAAAAGCTTCAGACTGCGATTGTCCAGCGTGGATTGATTATAAAAATAAATCAGAATCAATTCTATAGTGAAGATCAGAAGCGCATGATCACAATGTACAGAATCCTCACACCAGTGTACACCTTTAAGAAAAATAGACAAGAATGGAAAATGGAAGATTTTGAGATTCTCAAAACAGCATCTATCACAGATGTTATTTTCTGTTTGATTGATATTTATAAGGCGGTGAGTGGATGAAGGGAAAACTCACACAGAAACGGAAAGCATTTGCAGACGAGTATATAAAAAATGGCGGGAATGCTACTCAAGCTGCGATATCCGCCGAATATTCTTCTAAGACAGCTTATTCTCAGGGACAACGTCTGCTGAAAAATGTTGAGGTTTTAGCATATATAGAAAAGCAGATGCAGCGTATCGAGAAAGAACAGCATCGAGATATCATGTCGCTAGCAGAGATACAGGAGCGCAGAAGTAAAATAGCGAAGGGCGAAGTCGTGGACGGTCTTGGATTCGCCCCGGACTTTTCCGATCAGCTTAAGGCAATGGACGGACTGGAGAAAGCTTTGACGATTGCGGAAAAGCAGAAGATCGAGCGAGAGGAAAAGGAAAAGCGAGAGAAGGCGGCACTCTGGACGATCCCAATCACAGACATAACGAGCGATTTTGTTGAAATTTACAGAACAGTACATGAAGCCTTTGCCGGAGAGATAGACATACACGAGATCATATCGAAGGGTGGGCGTGGTTCTATTAAGTCCAATTTTTGGGGGAATCTTGCATATGAAACAATCAGACAAGATCCGCAGTCTCATGTCGTATACACCAGAAGATTTAAAGTCGACCTCAGAAGCTCTGTATATAATCAGTTTATGAAAACAGTAATAAGATATCATGACCTTGAAAATTGGGATTTTAAACAATCTCCAATGTGTGCGGTTTATAAACCAACCGGACAAATGGTCATGTTTGCCGGAGCAGATAAGCCGATCAGCTTGAAATCGTTTAACGTGCCATTCGGATATGTGAAGCTTTTAATTCATGAAGAATGCGACGAGATGGCAGGAGTTGAGCAGATGGATAACATAGAGGATACGTTCCTGCGAGCAGATACACCGGCGCTTGACATAAAAATCTTCAATCCTCCGAAGTCAAAAAATAACTTTATGAATGAGTACACTGAAGAATGTAAAAATAAGCCACAGACACGGATCTGTCACAGCTATTATTATAATGTCCCAGTGAAATGGTTAGGAAAACGATTCTTCGAGCGTGCGGAATGGTTCAGGATTCATAAACCATTATATTATAAAAATAATTATCTCGGAGAAGTCACTGGAACGGGAGGCGGAATCTTTGATAATTTAGAAATACGAAAAATATCGGATGAAGAGTTAATGACATTCGATACAGTAAACCACGGCTTGGACTTCGGATATACTCACCCACAGGTTTTTAGCCAAAACTATTACGATTACGAGACGGATACTCTTTATATTTTTGGAGAAGTGTATTCTAAAAAATGTAAAAATTCTACCTTTGCCAGAAAGATAAAGAAGTTTATGAATGTAGAAATTATATGCGATTCTGCCAGACCGGACGGAATAGCAGAAATGCAGGACTGGGGATTCAATGCGATCGGGGCAAAGAAAAGATGGGGAAGCGGAAAAGGCAGGGATTACTGCTGGGAGTGGTTGCAGCGATGTAATAAGATCGTGATTGATCCGGAGCGCTGCCCGAATACAGAAAAAGAGTTTGTAAAAGCAGAACATGAGCAGCTTCCAGATGGTTCATTTTCGGATGCATACCCGACCTTAGAAGAAGACACGATCATGGCAAACATTTATGCATTGAACAGGATTATCATGACCAGCCGAAGGAATGACGGTCTTTATGATGATGAGGAAGAAGAAATTGAAGAATATGAAGACGATTAATGTGCTAGGAACAGAATATAAGATTATTATTGAAGAATTTAAAAACAGTGATACAGATGGATATTGTGATTATACAAACAAAGAGATACATTTACGGTCAGATAATGTGAATGAAGTAGGCGATTTTGAGTATTTGAAAAGAAAACAACTTCGACATGAGATAATACATGCATTTCTTGCCGAAAGTGGTTTGCAGTCGAATTTTCAACATTTTACAGAATTTGGACACGAAGAGACAATGGTTGACTGGATAGCGATTCAATGGCATAAAATAAATGAAGTTTTCAGACAACTTGAAATTTGAGGGATGTAGAATGAATTTTTTTGAAAAAATAAGGGAGACGATCATGAAGTTTTTTAGAACAGATGCTGAGAAAGAATTTAATGTCGAGTTTATTACTTCTCCGGAGATTGAAAACTCACAGCAGAGATGGAACGACATCATTAATGGTAGCCCTTTTTGGGTGGATCCGAAAAATAAAGACATCAGGACGATAAATTTCGCAAAATTCCTCTGCCAGTACACAGCAAAGAAAGCTTGCATGGATTTATCAGTGAGCATAACTGGTTCGGAAAGAGCGGATTTTATTAATAAGTGCATCAGGGCAATGGTTGACACTTCTATCAGAGACAAAGTCGAAGATATGCTCGGAGTTGGTGGTATAATTTTAAAACCAAACGGTTCAATGAAACCAGACAACATGATCGATTATATTATGCCGTGGGATTTCGCAATCACAGAAAAGACCAGCAACGGAGATATCAGAGGATGCATTTTTATTAATCGACTTTTAAAAGATAAAGTGTACTACTACCGGCTTGAATACCATCATTTCACGACTTCAAAAAATAAAGAGGACGAAGAGATGAACGTGTACGAGATCCAGAATAGAGCGTTCAAGTCAAACAGCAGTAACTCACTTGGAAAAAAGATAGAACTGCATGACGTTCCAGAGTGGTCTTCAATTGAGGAAGTCGTTCATATTATGAATGTAGAAATGCCACTGTTCGCCTATTTGAAAACCCCATTCAACAATACGATCGACTACTCATCTCCTGAAGGTGTTTCGATTTTCTCGAATGCACTTATGGAGCTTAGAGATCTCGATATAGCCTGGAGTAAAAAAGGAAATGAGGTTGAGGATTCACAGCACATTACTTTCATTGATGAGAATGCGCTGACAAAACAGGGAAAAGGTGGTACACGTGTCTCAACAGTGGAGCTTCCTCGGTTTGTTAAAGGATTGAAAATTGGGCTGGATTCAAAAAGCACGATTGATGAACACGTCCCGACCATGCTTACTTCTGACAGAATCACAGACATTAACAGCGTTCTTTCTATGATCTCGACAAAATGCGGATTCTCACAAGGGCAGTTTATCCTTGATAGAAAATCTGGAAGATTGACAGCAACACAGGTTGAGAGCGATGACAATGAGACGGTAGAAACGATTAACGATATTCGAAAATGCATAAAAACAGCGTTGAAAAATCTCATTTATGCAATTAACGTATTCTGTGACCTTTACGGAATACCTGCCGGCTATGTGGATGCACTGGATGATGATGTACCAGACGAAGATATATTCTATTTTAAAGATTTGCTTGCGAGCTTCGAACAGGACAGATCAAGAGCATATAATTTAATGATTCAAGGTATTTATTCTAAGCGTAAATACCTTAAAGAATATGAGGGATTTAATGATGATGAAGTAGATGCCATGTTTGCAGAGAGAGCGCAGGAAGATGCGGAAAGGAACAGCGGTGGTCTATTTGGAGAGGAGTAAAATAATTCAAGGGATACCGAAACTTTCTATAAATGGTATTTTAAAAGGTGGATATATTATCCCTGAACCTGAACCGCCGGAGATGGTTCAAGTAAAGCTTCAGAAAAAGACTGCGATAGAGACGATTAAGTTTTATTTAGAAAAGTGATAGAAATGGATGCGTTAATATGAAATATAGTAAAGTCATTGGAAGTTTTAATATTAAGCTTGACACTAAAAGAATGGATGACAATTTGAGAAATGCTCAGAATGTCCTTGATGAGCAGGTTGTAAATGACATGAGAAAATACACGCCTATGCAGCAGGGCAATCTGAGAAACAATACGCAGATAAAAGAACCCGGATTAATTACAGTAAATACACCATATGCGCATTATCAGTACGAAGGCGAACTTTATTTGACGGCAGACGGTAGATCATGGGCAAATCGTGGAGAAAAGAAGTATCCGACAGGAACAGAATTAAAATATCACACACCGGGAACAGGTAAACAATGGTTTGAAACTGCAAAAGAAAATCACGGTAAGCAGTGGATAGATCTTGTTAAAAGAGAGGTTGGAAAAGGATAATGCTTAGACCGGATTATTTTTACGGAAAAACTGATAAACTGGTTGAAATGTATCAAGATCTTGAAAATTGGATTATATCAGACATTGCAACACGATTGATAAAATCCGGTGAGTTGTCAGGAACTGCCGACCGAGAATTGTGGAAACTCCAACAGATGGGACTGCATAACACAGAGATTGTAAAAAGAATATCTGAAATGTCTGGAAAATCGAGAAATGAGGTTCGCAGATTATTAAGGGATAGTGTTATGACATCATTCTCAGATGATAAGGAAGTATTGACGCAGATATCAGCATCAGATATTATATCTCCGCTAAAAAATAATATGGCAATTCTGGCAATGAATGCAGAGTTAATAAAGACATCCGGTGAGCTTGATAATTTGACAAAAACAACCATTAACCAGACACAGAAGGACTTGCTCAATATGCTAAATGAGGTTGATCATAGAGTTGCATCTGGAATGCAGTCTTACAGCAGTGCAGTCTGCGAAGTTCTGGATAGATATGCAGAATCTGGTGTTATGGTAGAATACCCTGCCGGAACGAAGCGTTCTCTTGAGGCAGCAGTGAGGTGCTGCATCGTCACATCTATGAATCAGACCTCGGCACAAGTGACAAACATTTATATTGTGCAAAATAAAATAGAGTATGTTCTAGTATCAGCGCATCCGGGTGCCAGATATGATAAAAAGAATCCAACAGGGATTCCATCTCACGATCATTGGCAAGGCAAGGCATATAAAATAATCGGGAGCGAACCAGGATTTCCGAATCTTCTTGAAAGTACAGGGTATACCATAGACGTTGAAACCGGAAAAGGAACTGTTGTAAATCTCTTAGGACTTCACGGATATAATTGCAGACATTCACATGGTCCGTGGCGAAAAGGCATGGTAAATAAGTACCTTGATGAAAACGGAAATGTGAATATAAATGCAGATGAAAGTCAAAAACTTTATGATTTGCAGCAGAAGCAGAGATTACTTGAAAGAGAAATTCGCAAAACAAAGCGTGAAATTATGACCAAGAAACAGGAACTTGATATGATTGCAGAAACAGATGTAAAAGAGATCTTGCAACCTCAATATGATAAACTGGCATATAAACTGCGAATGCAGAATAAAAGGCTTCAATCATTCTGTAAGAATAACGATCTTCAATTGCAAGGCGATAGAACGAAGGCTTCTGGATTTAGTAAAAAACAGTCTGCGATTGCAAATGGACGAGCAACGGCTTATAAAAATAAAATCGAAAAAAATGGTACAACGAAAGTGGAATAATATGTTATTATAATAACGTGTTAACCATACATACTTGGTTATCCACCTTTCTTTAATTAATGCAGTGGAACTCAAGCGAGATAACAACTCACCGTCATAGCCGGAAACTCCCCCAAATGAGGTAAAGCAAATGAAAAACATTGTTACGTGCTTTACCAAAGAAGAAAAAGAGCATATAAAAGAATTGTGTGATTTCACACCGACAGAAGAAACGCTCTTTGATTTACGGAAGAAAGAAAAGTCGCTAGAAGAATGTGCAGAAATTATGCATATTTCGACTAAGACAGCAGGACGTATCAACGTCAAAATGCAACATAAAATTCTTAAGGTAACTGGACAACATTTCACATAACTTTCTCCTCATTAAAGGCATCCGTTAAGGGTGTCTTTTTTGTGTCCTTTTAATGAGGTTTTGCTGGGGTGGTTCAATTGTGTTGTTAATAATAAAATGAAGATAGAAAGAGAGGTTTATTATGTACGAGTATCAGAGATATAACCAGTATTCTTATCCTCAATATCAACAGCCACAGCAGATTCAACAGCAATTCCCACAACAGATCATTCCGCAACAAGCTGGACTTTGTGGAAGAATGGTTAATTCTGTTGAGGAAGTCACAGCGAATGACGTTCCTATGAATGCACCATTTGCCATTTTCCCGAAAGCAGATGGATCAGAAGTTTATATAAAATCGTGGAGTGCTAATGGGCTTATTCAGACAGTGACATATAAACCGCAGTTAGACGGAAAGCAGAACGAATTACCGAAAGAAGACACGGCAACATTGTTTGCCCCGATAATGGAGCGATTAGACCAGATAGAAGCTAAAATAACTCAGTCCCAAAGGACTACCAGAGCAAAGAAAGAGAGCGATTCTGAATGAATTTAATGCAGATGATCCAGTGCGGTGGAAACCCTAAGATGATATTAAGTCAAATGATGAGCAACTCTCAATTTTCAAATAATCCGATCATGAAAAATACATTCGACATGATGAACCGTGGAGACAGTAAAGGGCTGGAACAGCTTGCCAGAAATTTGTGCAAAGAAAAAGGTCTAAACCCGGAAGAAATCATGATCCAGTTTAAACATTGATACTATTCTTGCAAGATTATGTATAAATAAATTTTATTAGGAGGAACACATATGTTTAATTCATCTCCAAGTTTAGCGGACATTGCCGCCGTTACTGGTGGAAACCGTAATGATGGTGCATGGGGCGATGGTGGTTGGTGGGTTCTCATTATCCTTTTTGCCTTATTCGGTGGATGGGGCGGTTATGGATTCGGTGGTAATGGTGGTGGCGGTTATACCGCAACTGCGGCTACACAGGCTGATATCCAGAGAGGATTTGACAATTCAGCAGTCATAAGTAAGCTTGATGGCATTACAAATGGTCTTTGTGATGGCTTTTATGCAGTAAACAACGGAATGCTGACAGGATTTAACACCATTCAGCAGGCAATTAATGCGGACACAGTAGCAGGAATGCAGAATGCAAATGCTATTCAGTCTCAGCTTGCAAATTGTTGCTGCGAAACTCGTGAAGCTATCCAGGGTGTAAACTTCAACATGGCGCAGAACACTTGCGCATTACAGAACACCATGAACAACAACACGAGAGATATTATTGACAGCCAGAATGCCGGAACAAGAGCGATACTTGACTACTTATGCCAGGATAAGATCGCAACGTTGCAGGCAGAAAATAATGATTTGAGACTTGCAGCATCACAGGATAGACAGAACGCACTTCTGACTACCGCTATGACAGCACAGACAAATCATATTATCAACGCTGTTAATCCATCACCAATCCCAGCATACCAGGTGCCAAACCCGAACACATACATTCCGTATGGATGCGGTTGTAACAATGGATGCGGATGTTAGACAACTGAATAATTAAAGTATCTTAATCGACAAGATTATGTCTGCATAGCAGTATTACTTAAACACAAAGGGCAGACTTCAATGTTTGCCCTTATATTTTTGAAAGAGAGGAAAATATTATGTCAGAATTTACAGCCAATGCTTTACAGACTGTCCTGCAAGGAGAAGATGTCGCATTTACTGAGACACCGGTTTGCGGAACAAAATGTATCGTTCACAGACAGGGAAGCGGAGTAGTTAAATTAAGAGGAATCACAAACCAGTGCAAAGCCAGATTTCTTGTATCTTATAGCGGAAATATCCAGATCCCAACCGGTGGAACGGTGGAAGCTATTTCTCTTGCAATCGCAATTGACGGAGAGCCTTTACAGTCTACAAGAATGATCGTGACACCTGCGGCAGTAGAAAACCTATTCAATGTATCAGCACAGGTTTATGTAGATGTTCCTTGTGGATGCTGCAGCGCAATAGCGGTTCAGAATACATCTGGACAGACTATCGAGGTTCAGAACAGTAATTTGATCGTAGTAAGGGAGGCCTAGTATATGCATATTGAAAGAATCCATAAAATGCTTGAATGCCTTGCTGAAAAATCCTTATGTGAGATTGAAAAAGGGATTGAGAATGTCAATACAGAAGAAATGGGAGAAGTAATCGACATGATAAAGGATCTGTCAGAAGCAGAGTATTATGCCACAATTACTAAGGCAATGAACGAAGCGGACGAAGCAGATATCATGGAGAAGCTTTTAGAGTATTGGGATGACCGAAGATATTACGATCAGTATCGTTATGCTAATGGAAGATTCGCACCTAAGGGCAGAGGAAAACGAAGAGGATATGATGAGCCACCATATTATCACATGTACCCGGATGATTACGAAGATACAGAGCACAAGAGAGACATGGATAAGAAAGACCTGAAAAGGATGTATACAGATACCGGAATGATGGGAGATAGATCATATCAGAGGGATTCCAGAGAGGGAAAAGCCGGTATTTCCAGACGTACTTATATGGAGACCAGAGAAAACCATCATGGCAATTCAGAGGAAGATAAAAAAGAGCGTGCAAAAGCAAGAAAAGATTATTTGCGAGATATGCAGATGGATATTACTGAAATGACATCAGATGCAGCTCCGGAAGAAAAGCAGATGTGGAGAAATGAATTACAGATGATGTTACAGAAAATCTAAGAGGTGAGCGCAGTGTTTAAAATTAATGATATTGAATGGAATATTTTATATGTAAATCCTAATAGTGAATGCTTAATGCGTTCAGACGGAACAATTACACTTGGTGTTACAGATTGGAGCACACGAAAGGTTTATTTGTCAAATGCATTAAGCGGAAGTCTTTTAGAGAGAGTTCTATCTCATGAGTTGGTACACTGCGCTTCATTTTCATATGACTGCCAAATTCCAATAGATGTAGAGGAAATCATAGCGGATTTTCTGTCTCTTTATGGAAAAGAAGTCGTTAGCATAGCAGATGATATTTTGAATGGGGTAATTGAAAATGGATGTTATAAAGCAGTATGAGGACTATATAGGACTTAAAAAAGAATACATTAAAAATCCTACATTGGAAAATAAAAATGCAATGATAGCCAAATTAGAAGAGTACGGAAAGTATATATACGACCAGTGCAACAGATTAAAAAAGGATTGCATTGTGGAAGAAGAAAAAGAAGTACTTAAAAGGTATTTTGGTGGGAAATAGCAAAAAGGGGTGGAGTAATCTGCCCTTTTTAAAATGGTACAAAAAGTTGTTTAAAATAGGTTAAAATATATATTGAAAAGAATATTAAAAGTACCGGACAGAAAAATGGATTCTGTTCGCTAACCTAGAATAGTTATGGGATGATGCATGGCACGTCCTATTTTGGGCGTGCTTTTTTATTTTTGGGAATTAATTCAGTGGAAGAAGACACGGCTTATATCCGGGTTGTCGAGGGTTCGATTCCTTCATTCCCAATTGCCAGCTATGGAGTAAATAGCAACTCATTCGTGCCGGACTGACCGGAGTAACAACTTGGAAAGAAAGAGGTAGAAACATGGTAAACGTAGCAAACGAATTAAAGAAACTCGGAATTGAAGTTTCAGACGAACAGAAAGAATCCCTTAAAAAGAGTATGGGCGAAGAGCTTTATTCCAAGAAAGAAATGGAAGACAAGGTCAATAAGGCTTCATCAGAATCCGAACAGTGGAAAACCAGGGCAGAATCAGCAGAGAGAATGCTTGAAGGGTTGGATGGAAAAAGTCCGGAAGACATTTTAAGAGAGCGTGATGACTGGAAGAGACAGGCAGAGGATTCCAAAAAAGATTACGAAGCCAAAATCGCAGAGCATGAGAAGAATGAGCTTTTGAAAGAAGCATTTGCGGAAATCGAGTTTACTTCTGAATCTGCAAAGAAAGCCATTATGGAAGACATTTCCAAAGGCGTAAGCGTGAGAAATGGAAAGCTGATAGGGTTCAGTGATCTTATTGAAGAAGCTAAAAAGACAGATGCAAATGCATTTGTAAATAAGCAGAATCCGCCGGCGCATTTTACAAAACCGAATGAAAATGATCCCGGTGGTGATAAGCATGCAACAAGAGAGAGCATTTTATCTATCAAAGATAGATCAGAACGTCAGAAAGCAATTGCCGAAAACATTTCTTTATTCCAACAGTAAAGGAGTTTTATATGAACAAAAACAGATTAACGATGAACACAAATTTGCAGTTCTTTGCAGCAAACGCAGGACTGATTACAACAGGAGACATTGATGTAACGGCAAGGGAAATTGATTTTGTTACATCTTTTGAAAGAAACTGGGAAGCTTTAAGAGAAATCCTTGGAATTTCTAGAGCAATTAGAAAACAGCCAGGAACTGTTCTTAAAAGCAAATATGTAGAAGGAACGTTGGCGAGTGAAACTGTAGCAGAAGGTGATGTGATTCCAAGAACACATTACACGGTAAAAGAGAAACCTTATTCAGAGATTACTCTTGGAAAATATGCAAAAGAAGTTTCTATCGAAGCTATCGAGGATCATGGATATGAAGTAGCTTGTGAAATGACAGACGAAGAGTTCCAGACAGACCTGCAGGATGGAATTACAACAAAATTCTACAACTATCTGAAAACTGGTACACTTACAAACACTGCAAAAACATTTCAGATGGCGGTAGCTAAATCTATTGGATCTGTCAAGAATAAGTTCAAGTCAATGCACAGAACTGCTACAGGAGTTGCAGTTTTTGTAAATATTATGGATTTCTATGATTATCTTGGAGATTCAAACATTACTTTGCAGACAGCCTTCGGACTTAACTATATCAAGGGATTCCTCGGAGCAGACGTTATGTTCCTTTGCTCTGACAACGAAATCCCAGCTGGAAAAGTTCTGGCAACAGCTGTAAACAACATTGTTGCTTATTATGTAGATCCATCTGACGCAGATTTTAAGAAGGCCGGTCTTTCTTACACAGTTAGCGGAGAAACAAACCTTATCGGATTTAAGGTAAAAGGCGATTACGATTGCGCAACCAGCGTAACTTATGCAATGTTAGGATTTGTACTTTTCGCAGAGTACATTGACGCAGTAGCTAACGTTTCAATCACACCGGGGGAATAGATCCCACTACACAGGCGGTAAATGCTAGTGGGGAACTCACGGAAGAATACTTAAATTCTCTTACAGTTGCAGAAATTAAAGCACTGGCAGAGAGTAAAGGGTATTCACTGACCGCAACAAAGAAAGCTGATATTATCAGCGAAATCTTATCAAAGCAATAAGGAGTGTGGAGCAATGTCATATGTAGATTTTGAATATTACCAAACTAAATATGGTGGAAGTTTGTTCGAAAGCAAAGAAGACTTTGCTCCATATGAAAGAAAAGCAGAAAGAAGAATCAATGCGATCACATCAAACAGGATTTTGTTTTATTCTCAGCCAGAATCAGAAGATGCATGGTGGGATAATATCAAAGATTGCACCTGCGAAATAGCTGAATTGCTAAAGAATTTATCTGAGTACTCTGCGGCAGTTAATAACTTTGGTGTTATTGCAAATGCGGACGGAACTGTAAAAGGGAAAATGATTAAGAGCATGACTTCTGGAAGTGAATCAGTATCTTATGATGCCGGAGCATCTTCTTCGACATTGGTAGAGCTTGCAAAATCAGAAATGGCACTTAATCGTAAATGCTACGATATTGCATCAAATTACCTAACCGGAATGGTTGATTCAAGGCATGAAAACCTTTTGTATATGGGAGTTTAGCTTATGGGAATCGGATATAAAGATGCCGTGGTTTTATATAACAGGCATTACAACGACACTTTAGAAACTGAATATTATTTCGGTACTCTATTTGAAAATGTAAGAATCGAGCTTACACAGGCAGAGAACATAAACAAATCTGGAATGAAAGATGCAGATAGTTTTCTTGTAAAAATCCCGAATGATGGCACATTGAATTATGCTAATCCACCAGACTGGGAGAACATGAGCGAAGAAGAAAAGCTAAAGCATTTCACTTTAAGAAGTAATGATTTTGACTTCGTAGTGATTGCAAAAAAAGATGAACTTCTCATTGATAGGGAATTGCCGGTTGGATTAATTAATTCAGACGATTATCCGGGTAAATTCTTCCAGTACATGGTAAATGAAAAAGGGAATTGCTACAAAGTGAATACTATCGGTGTTTACAGCCTTATACCAAGGTTTGAGATTGGAGGTAAATGATTTGGATGAAAAGACAAAAATAATGCTTGTATCAGATGCAGAAACTGCTCAAAGAGCTATCCTTGATATGATAAATAGTTATCCGAATTTCCCATCAGGGTTCAAACCATCAAATTCAACAATCTTATGGAACAGCATAAAAGATACTCAGTCTATTGGAGTTTTTCCGGCGCAGGATCCTGTTTATTTGAAAAAATATGTCAGCGGTTCTTATGTCGGACAAATGACGTTCCAGATCGTATACAAAAGCAATCCAACAACAAACAAGGATAATATTGCAGCAAGCAATCTGCTTGAAAATATTGCAAAGTTCCTTGAAAGTGGAGAATTTACATTAAAAGATAAAAATTTTGTTGCAGAACAAATCAACCGCACATCAGATGTATTTTGCGGTACAGCAGATGGGAAAACAACAGAATTAGCAATTAATATGCAGCTTAAATATTTTTATAAAAAATAGGAGGAATACTCATGGCAAAAGACAGAACTAACATGATCTCACTTTTGGATATTGGAAGCCTTATGGGTGGATCAACTGAAAAGCTTGTTGAAATGGGTGACGGTTTCACAGAGCTTACAGAAGACTGGGGACCTAACACAGAAAGCACACAGTACGTAAACATGAAAAATGCAAGCAACTCTGTAAAAGGGTATGCATTTTCAATGTCTCCAGAAAGAGAACATTTGTCAGATGAAATGCAGAAAGTGTTTAATAATATTTTTAAAAATCTTCCAACAGGAGATCAGTGCGAGACATATTATTATCGCTACTATAAAGTTGATATTACAAGCGGATCCGGAGATTGTATCCGTGTTCCGGTAACTGTATGTGCATCAAGCACTGGTGGATCAGGTGGTGATATTTTAAAGTCTACAATCCAGATTAATGGAAATGGAGATGTAGAACAGGGAACAATCACTATTGCTGGTGATGGATCGTTCACATGGGCGCCTAAAGTAAGCGCTTTGGCTTTGGATGAAGATTACCCAATTGCATAGGTGTTAATTAAAAATTAGCATATGTGGGATGCCTACCTTTCCTTGGTGTCCCACATTAGGAAAGGATGTTAATTATGGAAGAAATTAAATTAAGCAGTGGTATAAAAAAAATTGCAATAAAAGACGAAGACGGAGATCTTATTACAGTTATAACAGTAGATACAGCGAATGCAGACACAGCTAAGAAGTTTGCAGGTGTAATTGATAAATTAAATAATATATCTCAAAACTGTGAAAAAGAAGCCGCCGAATGGAGAAATAACCACAAAGACGATATGAATGTGGATGATATTAATGTGGATGCAGCATTAGAACTGAACAGCATTCGTGTAAAATATCTTAAGCAGATTACGGAAAGTATAGATGGGTTGTTTGGCGAAGATGCCATGAAACAGATTTACGGAGATATTGTCCCGGATGAACTTGCAATTGTGGAGTTTGTAGAGCAGGTTATCCCTGTTATGAATAAGCTTTTCAATAAACGTTTTGAACAGGTGCAGAACAGATACAATGTAAAAAGACGTGGGGCAAAATAATGAACAATGTCATGCTGGACAATTTGCCTACTGAATGGAACGGATACAAAGTAAATACCGATTTCCGCATAGGTATGCAGATTTATATTTTGCAATATGACAAAGAAATGAATGAGTACGAGAAAACAACTACTATTCTTTATCTTATGTTCTCTGATGAATACGGAGAACTTAGAGACCATCCACAGTACCATGAGTTGAATGAATGTATTTCCTGGTATTTAAACGGATGGTATCACGACAATACCGGTAGCAGCAAAAATACAAAGCGTTTTATTGACTATGATGTAGATCAATGGAGAATATACGCAGATTTCTTGCAGATATACGGAATTGATTTGTCAGTAGCAGATATGCACTGGTGGAAATTTAATGGCTTGATCTGGAATATGCCAAGAAGATTATCTTCTCTCATGGAGGTAATTGAGATTCGACAGAAGAAAATTGAAAAGAACATGAGTTCCAAGGAAAAAGATGCAATCAAAAACGCACAAAATAAATATGCTCTGGAACAGCCAGAAAAAGAGTATACCAGCGAAGAAAAAGAAAAGATAGACGATTACGATCGCATGATGGAAGAAATAAGAAAGCAGAAAGAAACAGAACAGGAAGCATTGAAACAGTTTAAGAAATGAGGACTTTAGCATGGCTGAATATGATGGCGAAATCAGAATAAAAACGTTGATTGAAAATGGAGAAGCATCAAGTAAGCTCATGCAGATGGAATCACGGTTTCAGAAGCTCGCAACAGAAGCTGATAAGTTTTCCAAGACACTGAAAGATCTGGCAAGTCAGAAGATTCCAACAGAGGAATATAAGGCTGTGCAGATGCAGATAGAAAAAGATACTGCTTCTCTTGGTAAACTTACTGACAGAATGGATAAATTCTTAGAAACAGGTGGAAGCAGTGAAAGCACAACCTTTAAAAGAATGCAATACGACGTTGAGAAATTAACAAACTCAATTAAATATGCAAAAGGCGAGCTTGAAGAAATGGAATCTTTAGGAACTGCTTTTATAGATCCTACAACTACAGAGGAATATAGCAAAGTATCTGAAAAGCTTCTTGATGTACAGAGCAAACAGGAAGTCCTTAATCAGAAGATGAGAGAAACAGTTGCCAATGAGAAATCTATTGGTGCTGGTGCAAAAGACATTGAAAAAGTAGGAAAATCAGCAAAAAAATCCTCTGGCTTAATATCTGACATGGCGAAACGAATAAAGCAGACCGTAGTTAGTTTTGCAATATTCGGTGCGGTTATGAAAGTATCTCAGACCATATCCAAGGCATTTACAGAAGGTATACAGAACATGGCGAAGTATTCTTCTGAATTTAACGGAAAAATGTCTGAAATGGCAAGTGCTACGGCTACATTGAAAAATTCTATTGGAGCATTGACAGCGCCTATCATATCTGCATTGACACCAGCAATCGTAACTTTATGCACATGGCTTACAAATGCCATTAATGCCATGAATAGATTTATTGCGGCTATAAGCGGAAAAAGCACTTGGACAAAGGCAAAGAAGCAGCAGGTTGACTATGCGGCATCTCTTGATAAAACAGCCGGTTCTGCCAAAAAAGCAGCTGGAGCATTGGCGGCTTTTGATGACTTGAATGTATTGCAGAAAAATGATTCTGGAAGCGGTAGTGGTGGATCTGGCAGTGGCGGATCTGATTTATATGAAGAAGTTCCTACTGGAAAAGAATTATCAGATAAAATCCAGCCATTTATAGATTATTTAAAAAAATTAAAAGATTCTATAAAAAATGGATGGGATGAAACCTGGAGCAATTTAGATGTTTCTTTACAATTTGATAATATTAAATCCAGTATAGAAAGCATAAAGAATTCATTTTTAAATATTTTTTCAGATAGTGAAGTTTCTGCATCTGTTAATAATTTTGCGATGACTTTTTCAAGGTCACTTGGAAGCCTTTCGGCATCTGTAGTAAGCATAGGTGCTACCATAGCAGAAAATCTTCTTGGTGGGATATCTATTTATCTTGAAAGTAATTCTGAAAATATAAAAAATTATATTATCGACATGTTTGATATAGCATCTGATATTTCAGTGTTGGCATCACAGGGGGCAGATGCATTCGCAAATGTATTTTCAGTATTCGGAGATGAAAATGGACAGCAGATCACAGCAAACTTGATTCAGATTTTTTCGGATGCATTCATGATGGTTACGGAGAATGCGGCAAAATTTTCAAGAGATGTCATTGACTGTATCGTGACACCTTTTGTAGAGAATCAGGATGCTTTAAAAGATGCGCTGGATGGACTTCTTGTTGTGATTTCTGATTTGACAACGACTATATCAGACGGCGTGCAGCATGTGACCGATAAAATCACAGAATTGTACGATGAACATATTCATCCGTTTATCATGAATGTAAAAAATGGAATGTCAGAATTAATAGCAAAATTTCTTGAATTTTGGAACACTTATGTGCAGCCTATTTTAGAGAATCTGGCGTTGATGTTTGAGGATACCTATGAAAATCATTTAAAGCCTGTGTTTGATAATATTATCGAAATAATAGGCATTGTGATAGACATACTGAACGATTTATGGACAAATATTTTACAACCAATTATCGAATGGATAATTGAAAATGTGCTTCCGGTAATTCTGCCGATTATTGAAAACCTGAGTCAGAATATAAAAGACAGCGTCGATTTTATTTTAGATCTGATCAATTTTTTATTGGCAGGGGTAAAACTTGTATTTGCCGCAATTCATGCATTACTTACGAAAGACACAGATAAAGCATTACGCCAGACAGAAAAATCGGTAAAAGATTTTGTGAATAGTGTTATCCAGATGTTTGAAAATATGGTGAACCATGTCATTAATGGCATCAATTCATTGATTTCTGGCTTTAATAGCATAGGTTTTGACATGCCTGATTGGCTGGGTGGTGGCTCTTGGCATCCGAGCATACCTACAATTCCTACTGTAAATCTGCCACGACTTGCCAATGGCGGCATCACAACCGGAAGGACACTTGCAGAGATCGGAGAAGCTGGCAGAGAAGCTGTTCTGCCAATTGAAAATAACACCGGATGGATGGACGACCTCGCATCGAAGCTTGCAAGCAAAATGCCGGACTACAGCGTTGCTAAGACAGTAGTACTGGCGGTGGATGGTAAAGAGTTCGCAAGAATCAATCTGCCGTATTTACAGGACGAAGAAATAAGACTTGGGATAGCGGAGGGATAATATGGTACATAAGTATACGCAAGGACTTATCATTGATGGAATTACATATAATATCCCTCTGGTGTCTATCCAGAGGACACTGGACTTTCTGGAAAAGTATGCAGAGAGGACAGAGGATGGAGACATTAAAATCGAGAGCATCGGACTGTATAAGAATTATACAATTTCCATCGGAACGATCGATGATGTAGAAATGTATGACAGGCTGATAGATCATATCACAGATTGCGAGAACAGATTCCATCATGTATCACTACCGGATGCCAGTAAGCAATTTGATTTTTATGGGTATTTTTCCTCTATTAAAGACGAAGTGGAAAAGGTACTGGACAGCGGAGCAAAGTATAAAGGCTTGTCTTGGAAAATGACGAGCAAGAAACCAGCAAGGACACCGTAAGGGGGCATTTATGAGAACATATTGCAGGGCAGAAATGAAATTTATAGATGTTACCGCACTTGCGGATGCTGCGGTCACGACAAATGATAACCAGGGCATAGGTTCAGTTGGACTATTTGCAGATCAGACGGAACAGTCCGATTATGGAACTTTTGAACTGAATCAATTTATACTTGATGGAAGTAAAAGCTTATTGCCGGAAAATCCAAACGATATTGCATTCTGGAGTGCTGCATTATCAAAGGATGGCTGCACGTTTGAAACGAATCCCAAAATCACGATCACATTTAAGGAGCAGCATACATCCGCAGCGATCACACTTTATTTTGAAGATGAACCACCAGCAGAGCTGAAAATCACATGGTATACAATCGCCGGTACAAAATTAATCACAGAGACCTTTTACCCGAACAGCCTTATTTATGTTTGCAATACACAGGCGCAGAATTACGGAAAAATTGAGATTGAATTTGTAAAGACAACTTTTCCACAGAGATATATTAAGCTTCAGTATATTTTATACGGAAAATATATCGTATGGGATAAGGATATGATCCAGACAGCCAAGGTGCAGGAGGACATTGATGTGACTTCTGCAACCTTGTCTATCAACGAAGCGGATATTTCGATTGTTGATATGAATAATGATTTTGACGCAGAAAACGAAAACGGAGCATGGAAGAGTGTACAGAAAACGCAGGAAGTTACATTGTCAGAGTATAAAGACGGAAACATGATTCCTATGGGAGCATTCTTCATCGACGATTTTTCTTTTTCAAAGAATATTGCAAAATTTAAGTTGATTGATGTAGTTGGGTTATTAGATAAGTATACATTTTATGACGGACAGGTATATAACAATGTCCGTGCAGAAGTGATACTGAATGCGATATTTGCCACTGCCGGTATCAAAAAATATACGATTGATGAAGAAGTCGGCAACATACTTTTAAGTGGCTATTTAGCCATCCAGACGTGCCGTAAGGCATTGCAACAGGTATGCTTTGCGTGTGGTGCGGTAGCGGATGACAGCCGGAGCGATACCATCAAGGTTTATAAGCCAGACAGATATGTGAAATCCACTGTCGGGACGGATCGCAAATTTAATGGAAATACGAAAGTATCTCTTGAAAAATATATCTCTGGTGTGAATATTGAGATGAAAAACTATGCATTGGAAGAAAAGACATCTGATATTTATAAGAAAACATTGCCAGCCGGAGATACAAAGATCACTTTTTCGAGCCCATATCTTCCATCGTCCATCACGGCAAGTGCCGGTACGCTGAAAGAAGTAAAAACGAATTATCTCATCATTAACATGCCGGATGCCAGACAGTGCCAGATCACAGGTATTAAATATGCAAATACCACTTTTTCTTATGAGAAACGTGTGGATAAAATTGAAGCCGGGGAAACAGAAAATATAAAGAAATACAGTGGATGTACCATTTATAATGCTGATATATTACCCGATATCGCCGCTTATCTTTTGGATTATCATGCCTTGAGAAAAAAAGTGGGAATGAAGTACCTGGTTAACTTAGAGCAGGTAGGAAATTGGGCGAATATAAATTCGATTGGTGGCAAGACATCGACAACATTGATTGAAAGCCAGACGCTTGATTTGACCGGTGGATTTATCGCAACGGCAACGTGCATGGGGTACTCAATTGTCGTTACTGAGGATGTATTTGCCGGAACTGAATTATATACGGGAGGAGATGTGATTATCTAATGGAAATGAGACCAATTATATACAGTGCAAAATTATCCAGTCAGAAAGTCACAACAAAAACCAAAGTAACAATAACGGTTGTGGCAGATGATGTAGAGACATATTACACAGAAACAAAATATACCAGATCCAGCAATCATGAACTTGTAGCTGGACAGGAGATAGGAGTGATTTAATGGCAATTGTAAAAGTAAGGGTACAGGTTGATGGAGTGTGGACGAATCTCACATTTAGTAATGGAAAATGGGTTGGAACGATCACAGCCCCTGCAAACACATCATACAATCTGTCCAATAAGTATTATCCGATTAAAATTGAGATTACCAATGATGCGGGAACTGTAGTGGCGAAAGATGCTACAGATGCCACTCTGGGAGAAGCATTGAGACTGGTTGTAAAAGAAACGATGAAGCCTGCGATCACACTAGTATCTCCATCAAAAGGTGCATATGTGACAAACAATAAACAGCCGATCACATTTAAAGTCGTGGATGAAGCCGGTGGATCAGGAGTTAAGCTGTCATCTGTAAAAATTAAAGTAGACAGCACTACATACACAACTTCAAGCACAGGAATGGTAAGTAAAGGGATTACAAATGGTTATCAGTTTACATTTACGCCACAGACGGCACTTAAGGATGGAAACCACACTATCACGATCAATGCGTCAGATAATGACGGAAATGCGGCGACTACCGTTTCATCAACATTTACAATTGACACAGTGCCGCCGACATTGACAATTTCTTCTCCACAGACAGGGCTAATCACAAATAAATCTGCGCTTACAGTAACCGGTAAAACGAATGATGCAACTTCAAGTCCGATAACATTGACTATGACATTAAACGGCACGAGCCTAGGATCAGTAGCGGTAGAAACTGATGGAAGCTTTTCAAAAGCGGTTACTCTTGCAGAGGGAACGAACAGTATTGTGGTTACGGCTAAAGACGGAGCCGGACAGACTACCAGCATTACATTGAGCGTCAAGCTTGATACTACGGTGCCTGTGTTAAAAGGCATTACACTTACACCAAATCCGGTAAGCACAAGTGCAAGTGTAGCAATCACGGTTGAGGTCAGCTGATGGCTTCTGGAACGATCAGTTTTGAACTGTCAACAGACATCACTTATGTTGCCGGGACTGTAAATGGTGTTGAGACAGTTTTTATCCAGGATGAAGCATATCCGGTGAAGTGGCGTGCAACGGTAGATGTGGCAGAGGACAGCTTATACCACATTTACCTCGAAATGTACGATGAGGCAGGAAATAAGAGTACCTACGAGAATACGATCGAGTATATTCTGCCGTGGTTTATTTATGACCGCACACAGGCGGATGTAGACCGGGTACAGGCACTTCGGGATATAGGTTGGGAGAATATGACAGACAGTGAAAAAACGGAATGGCAGCAGGGGATGAAGGGCGCATTCAACTTATCGGATGTCAGGCGGAATGAAAACAACTGCTATGTCATTGCACAGTTGCTGAATATATCGCTCGTCACTTGTAAGGACAATCTCCCTGCATATCCGGATAAAACATATTTTGACAGTCTTTTAAAGAACGCCACAGCATTGCGGAATGCTGGTTATCAGTATGTAGAGACACCGGAAGTTCCGCAGCAACCTATTAACACATACCAGAAAATCAATGATATTGAGAGAATATTACATGACATTTATGAAGTTTATAATTCAAACTTTGTCCATTACGCAGGCGAAGAAATCTATGCCGGACAGAGCATTGGATTACTTTTATAAGAAAGAGAGGATTTTATCATGGCATTTAGTTTAAAAACATGGGTGAATCGTATTTCTGAGTACCCGAACAGAAGAAAATTAACACATGAGGACGGCAGCACGGAACTTGTGACCGTAGCGAGAGCAGAGGGGCAGATCTCAGCAGAAGGAAATGCCTTTTCTGCGGAAGAGATGAATGATCTGGAGAACAGGATCAAGGGTGGATTTGATGAGGTAAACCAGAGTTTACGTGAGTTAAACGAAGGAATGATATTTAATGATGTACGAACTGGAGTTGTTACCGTGCTTCCAAATAGCGATATTTCAATAAGTGATAATACACCAATAAATTTTAAGGATTATGTACCGCTTGCTACTACAATTATTGCAACTTACGGAAGTTCAGACGCACATTCTCATGGTATGTTAGGTTCTCCTGCTATCAAAGATAATACCACATGCTGTGTAAGGTATAAAAATTTAACGGAAAGTGAATTAAAAGTTGACTTTACAGTTCGATTTTATTATTTACGAAATAATTAAAATAAATCCCATCTGATTGTAAAGATAATCGTATAATCTTTAGGCATGGTATCTATGAGCTGACGATATTTAATATACCCATTCTCGATATATAACGCACCAATAGCAATACCGGTGTATGATATATCTTTTACTGTAATTTTAGGATTAAATTTCGAATCGGATATTTTAGCAACTATGATATCTGTTCCTTTAGAAATAGCCTGTTTAGCATTAAGTTTGAAGGTTGCTTCTGCATGTAATTTATTATACAAAAATTTAGTATATTCAATGTAGGCGATTTCACAATCTTCACGCTGTAACACGTCATCGTTACGCTTCCATTCGATTCCTTCGTTTAACATATTTAAACTCTGGTTATGCGAAGTAAAATGGAACAAAAAATTATTATGAAATATTATAATTGAATTATACAAAAGAAAGGAAGATGATCCAATGGAGATGTTAAAAGAAACGTACACGATTGCTTTGCCTATCGTTCTGACAGCATTAATGGGATATATAGTGTGGCTTTTGAAAAATCAGAAGTCAGACAGAGATGCGAATAGCAGAGGAACAATGCTTTTGCTTCGTGTGCAAATGATTGAGTACCATAATAAATACATGGCTCTCAAAGAAATTCCATCCTATGCCTACCAGAATTTTATGGAAATGTACGATGCCTATCATGCGTTGGGCGGAAATGGAATGGTCACAAAGATGAAAAATGAAATTGAAGAGCTTCATCTGAAGCAGAAAGAGAGGATTTAAACATGACAGATTTAGGATTTTTAACAGAATTTATGGTGCCGGTGATCGTAGGCATTTGCCTTTGTGTAGGATATGTCGTGAAAAAGTGGATTAAGGATGTAGATAATAAATACATTCCGACAATCTGCGCCGTCCTTGGTGTTATCCTGGCAGTCTGGATTAACGGATGGACAGTTACAGCACCTATTTTATTAAGTGGATTATTCAGTGGTTTGGCAAGCACAGGACTGCACCAGATGTTCAAACAGTACATTAATAAGGAGGAAAAATAAATTATGAGAATTGGATTAAATGCAGGACACACTTTGTCCGGTGCCGGATCTGGAACTTCCGGCGTAATCGTAGAGAGTATTGAAACAAGAAGAGTATGTAACAGACTGGCAGAGATGCTCAAGTCATCCGGTGTGGAGGTTGTGCCTTGTACAGTGGACAAGGCTGCATCACAGTCGGCATATTTGCAGCAGGCGGTAAATATGGCAAATCGTACTGACCTTGATTATTTTATCAGTATTCATTTCAACAATGACAAAGCCAGAAAAGGTCATGGTGTAGAAGTGTATACCTATAAAGGCAGACAGTATCAGGATGCAGTAGAAGTCTGCGAACATATCGCAGCTCTTGGATTTAGCAACCGTGGAGTAAAAGATGGTAGCGGATTATATGTAATCAGAAAGACCAAAGCAAAATCCATGTTAATTGAGGTATGCTTTGTAAATGATCCGGACGCATCTAACTACCAGGAGAAATTCGAGCAGATTTGCGCTGCAATTGCTTATGCGCTGGCAGATTATGTACAGGCAGCACCAAAGCCAGTTGCACCGGTGCAACTTCCAGAAAAGAAAAAATATGTAAAAGTTCTGGTGGATGATCTTGCGGTAAGAAAATCGCCAAGCTGGGATAAAGCAGCAGTTGCCGGACGTGTTCAGAAAAATGAAGTCTTTACAATTGCCGAAGGACCGATTAAAGTTGGTAGCAGCAGTATGTACAAGCTTAAATCTGGCTTGTATATCACTGCTTCAGAAAAATATGTGACTGTATATGAAAAATAA